CTCACCACTTATTTCTTTTTATTATGGCAACACGATCACGCATTGGTTTAAGATTAGCAGATGATTGTATTTTGTCTGTTTATCATCACTGGGATGGTTATCCTGAGTGGTTAGGTGTTCATCTTGTCAAGAATTACACCACTAAAGCACAAGTAGCAGAATTACTTGATGGTGGTGATATTTCGTGTATAGATTCTGACACTGATTGGAATCTTGAAAAGGTTGACAATCACGTTCAATATTATAATGATCGTGGTGAAAAGACTGAACCACGATTAGATCTTACTGAAGAAGATTTCTTTGAAAATAACGAAGAGTATGCTTATATCTTTGACGGTATGGGTTGGATATGTTATGATTTACATAATACAAGACCACAATTTGTCGAGATTCCAACGGAGGTAGAAGCATGAATGAGCAACTAAAAAGTGATTTGCTTAAACAAGAAGCAGATGAATTTTGGGAAGAATGTGAAAGGAAAGCAGCAGAATTAGAGATTACCGTTGATTATTATTTGGATGAGTTTTTATAGACATATATAACGTGAATGATTGTTCTTTATTAACTCAAAACTATGGATGACCGACGGTACAAAATTATGGGTGAATCCACTATGGGTTGGATTCTCGTAGATAATGATGCACAGAATCTTACTAAACCTGAATGTGATAAATGGATAGATGATTTATTAAGAAGAGGTGATAATCCGAATCATTTTAAAGTGGTAGCACAGAATGATCCTCGATATCCCTCAGATGAAGTATAATATTACCTATAATAAACCTGATATGTATGTTACCTTCAGAGATCACATTAGACATGGTAATGTGTGGACTGCTGAAGTAACATTACCAATGCAAGATACACCAGAAGAACCACCCTATTCATTATGGGTGGTTGTTGATGTAATTGCACCAAATAGAGATTTAGCATATTATATTGTTAGTGTAATGTATCCAGATTACGAAACAATTACTATCGAAGATGACCCCCTTCATGAAGATGAACTATGAACCCGAAGTCGATGACTATGTTATTTGGGAAAGAGAAAGTTGGACGGGTATATTAAGGGATGAGGGATGGGTATATTTTAAGGCAGAACCAATAGAACATAAAAAGGGATTCTCAAAACACGAAAGATATATTACTATTGAAACATCTGTTAGAGATAAACCTAAAGAATATGAACCTGACTTACCTCATGTTAATGGTAAGCATAGACTCAGACATCCTAAACATGAGAAGATTCATACATTATTATTATGTTATGAACAGCATTGGCATCAGTTGAGGTTCGTGAAAAAACGTGAAAGTAAAGTTATTCAACATTACTCACAGTATGATGACATTGCAGGTATTGATGATGAAGATAGGTTGGCAGGTATGTATAAAGCACAGAAGGGAAGATATATTGATATACAATAACTGAAGCGTTTAAATTGTTCCTCTAGTATAACTATTCATTTCTATTATGCGTCCTCCTGAAGTACTTAAACAACTCAAGCAACTACGAGAAGAATATCGTAGGCAATCATTTTCATACACTAAAGAACAAAAAGCAGAGTATGATCGTTTAATTAAGTTGAGAAGAGAACGAGTTAAGTTTATGCAAGATAATGGTATGGTGTGGAAAGGTACTGCAACTAAACAGAATGTGGAGGTTACATAAATATCTAAAAACAATAGAAAAATGCCTTATCACATCAAAAAACCTGGTATTCCTTCTAATGCAGGTATTGGTGACATTTATTACACTGGTGGACAACTTTGGGATGAAGATTATGCTAACAGAAAGGTATATTCAAGTAAATCAACTGCTGATGCTAAAATTGTGAATACTAATGGTAAAAATGGTGGATTTAATGGTGCATCTGTGGTGAGTGAGTAATGAAAACTTTTCATCAGTTTATTACTGAAGCATATGATAAAGAGTTGGAAAGACAAGCATCCCGTGCTCCTGGTGAGGGTGGGAGAATTCGTGCATCAAGAAAGAAAAGAGATATAGAGAAAACAAGAACAAAAGCAATAGGAGGAGGCAAGACTGCACCTGCTAAGGATTATAAACCTCGTAAAGATATTGGTACTAACAAACCAAAATCACGCACTCAACAACAACCAGAGAAGGAAAGAGGTAGTGCTGCATTATCAGCAAAGGCAGCACAAAGGAAGGCATATTTAGAAAGAAAGAAAAGACAATCTGCTCCTAAAGATGAAGTATCTGGTAAGGATAAGAAGATTGATTTAAAAAGAGAAGCAGACAAGTTGTTAACTAAGAAGACAACTAAGAAAGTTAGTTCTAAGTATAAACCACAAAAAGCAACTGGTTATAGTACAGCAGAGAGACAAAAGATTACAAGAGCAGGTGAAAGATTAGTGAGAGATATTGCTAAGAAGAAAGAAAAACCTGCTGCACACTATGATCCTGGTGTTAGAAGAAACAAATAGAAACTGAAGCGTCTAAATTGTACCCTCTGTACAGACTCTAGAAGGGTCTGTAACACCGTCGTTTGCTATTTTATGATGGATACAGTAGAAATGCCAGTATATGTGCTGGAAAGGTTAATTAAATCCCTTGAGGATGCCGTGAATGTATGTTATGATGTAGATAATACATCAGATGATATGGATCGGTCTTATCCTTTTGCGACGGGTTATTCTCGTCAAGCAATGAGAGAAGCACTTGAAGAACTTAAAGCATTAAAATGATTCAGTTGCGTAAGCATCAGTCAAGAGTAGTTTCGTCAATGAATCAGTATGATAAGGGACAAGTAATTGTCCCTACTGGTGGTGGCAAAACTATGTGCATGATTAGTGATGCTATTTCACAATATAATCAAGAGAATAAGACCATAGTTGTTGTTGCTCCACGCATATTATTGACACAACAATTATGTGAAGATTTCTTGGAAATTATAGGTCTTAATGATCTATCAGTTAAAGTAATGCACGTTCATAGTGGTGAAACTCCACATTATTCTACAACAAATAGTAAGTCAATATTTAACTGGGCAGTATCTAATTGGAAGAAGAATAAGTTAATCTTTACCACATATCATTCCTTACATAGAATACAGGAGTCTGGTATTCCTGTAGATACAATATACTTTGATGAAGCACATAATAGTGTTCAGAAACATTTCTTTCCTGCTACTGAACATTTTGCAGGTGGAATTAATCGTCGATGCTATTTCTTTACTGCAACACCTAAGCATAGTAATACTATCAAAGGAATGAATAATGAGTATGTTTATGGTAAAGTATTAGAGCAAGTCCCTGCACCTGAGTTAGTAATGAATGGTGTAATCCTACCACCTAAAGTGATAGTCAAGCAACTACAAATGGTGAAAGGAAATCAAACTAATCATCAACTAGATTCAGAGAACTTGTTAGAAACTATCCATGAACAAAAGGTGGGTAAAGTATTAATATGTGCGCGAAGAACTGCACAGATTACAGGTATAATTAATGAGACAGATTTTGGCAGAGTATTACATTATCGTGGATATTCGTGGATGTATATAACTGCTAAGACTGGTGCATATATTGATGGTAAGAAAGTAGATAGACCAAAATTCTTTAGAATATTAAATGCCTGGGGCAAAGATAATAAGAAGAAGTTTGTAGTATTGCACCATAGTATATTGTCTGAAGGTATTAACGTAGCAGGATTAGAGGCAGTATTGTTTATGAGAAATATGGATTATATTGGCATTAGTCAAACAATTGGTCGTGTAATTAGACTCAGACATGATGATAAAAGAGATATAAATGAGGGACTAATTCAACCTGGTGCATTGGAACAGTATAACAAATCATTTGGATTAGTTGTTGTCCCAGTATATGATAAGGTAGGAATTAGCACCTCTAAAAGTGTTAATGCAGTTGTTGACACTATTTTTAACAAAGGAGAACCCGCGATTGCATTATGACTGATAAGAAAGAACTCAAATCTATTGCACGTTTCTATAAAGAATGTGAGCAAGGATTTGCCACTAATGATGGATACTATGCAGTGCCAATTATGGGCAGTAATACTAAACTAATGGTCATACACAATGGTGAGTATTTGAAAGAATGTAGAAACGAAACTTCTGCACGTAATTTTATACTTAACCATAAGAAGGGTAAATGATGCTAACTGAAGCGTTTAAAGTGTACCCTATGTGAGAGACAGACTAGGACTCCTGGTTTTGTCTCTCCCACTTGTACACTTTGCTTTTAACATTTATGGCAACTCGCAGACGCACATCAGCAA